CTACACCATTCGATGATACTATGTCTCAACAAAGCTATACTGTAGCTGAGAACTGGGGTATGCAATTGAATTTTATGATTCCATTAGATAAAAGAGGATTAGAACAATGTCGTCGTATAGCTAAACGCCAGGAAGATAAAATGCGACTTGATTTTGAATTAGTCAGAGCTAAAGAATGTGCAAACCTAATGGCGAAAGGTTTCATGATTCGTCCTGGTACTCGTGTATATCATTTGTGCAGTGATATTATACCTATAGCTGCTTATAAAAAGTTGCAAGATAAAGTAATTGAATGCACTTCGCCGCCTAAACCATGGTATAATCCATGGCATAAACCTAAAACACCGTGTCCACTACAGAAAAACAAATGATCTTAATCAAACCCATCCTTATGGCATTCCTTACTTCTAACGCAGTAAAGGAACTAGTTATCTCTCTACTTGAGGCATACGCCAATTCCACTGACAATACTATTGATGATCAGGCAGTTCAACTAATTAAAAAGAACTTATTCCCAGGATTAAAAGAATAAATGGAAAATGTCAGAGTACTTCCTAAGAAGGCTACTGAAGAGAATTTCAATGAGCTTCATCGCTTAGTTACAGAAGACTTTCTGAAACGTATAAGAAGTGGTGAAGCTACTACTCAAGATTTAAAAGCAGCATGTGATTGGCTTAAGACAAATGACATTACAGGTGTAGCTTTTGAAGGTAGTCCATTGAATAAATTGGCAAATCTTATACCAGAAATCGACTCAAATCTCGTACAAAGTAGACTTTATGGCAAATCAAGGACTAGGTAAAACAGCTAAACATTACCGAAAAAACCCTAAATCCAGAGCTAAACATGTAAAAGATAATAGCCCTGGTGGAGCATATGCACATAGCAATGCTTATAAAAGAGAACATGCAGCAGCTAGATCTAGTTTAAAGATACGTAAAGGTTCTTCAACTGATGCATCTAAGCAAGCTGATGGTTCATATAAGAGAGAATCACGTAAGACTAACCGTGGTCGAGGTGGAGCACAGAGGAGGTAAATATGGAAGGACTTCTGAGTGAGGAAGAACAGAAAGAACTTTATCCTGGTAGTCATACTATTGGACAAGGTACTCCTAATAATGAACCAGAACCTACCTTTGAAGATTCAGTAAATAATTATGAACAATTACTTATAAATAGAGAAGGGTCTTTAAAACCAGAAGGGTACTCACTAATTGATGAATGGAAAGGACGTGAATTAGGAGGAGCTCTTAATCAAAATATTGATCAATGGTTTGTAGATAAATGGGAAGGTTTAGGACCAGATAATCAGAAATTAATACAAGACGGTATTGAGCTTATAAAAGCAGCTAAAACAGAAACTAAAAGTAATTGGGCAGAGTATCCTGTAGAATCTACACTATGGCATACTGTTGATTTCTTAGGGGGAATATTAGGTCCAGTATATCAGTTTGGTACTGATGCTACTGCAAAGTTTGTTCATGGAATGCTTGGTATTAATGAAGATATAGTAAAAAAAGCTAATGTATTTAACCAGGTTAGAACAGGTAAAGTATTCCCATTCTTACCTACTAGAATACCAGGAGTTCGTACACAAATCTTACCAGGAAATCAAGCATTACCACCTGCTACTAAAGGTTTAAGACCAGTCCCTGGCTCCGAGGCTAAAAATATTACTGATTGGTCTAAGATATTAGAGATAATTGATAATCCTAAATATAGCGCAATTAATAGAGCTAGGCAGATAAAAGATTTTACATCTGGTAGTTTACCGAAGAATAGTTTATTTTCTCCAAACTATAGGCCGCCTAATCTTATGTTTGCTCAAATAGATGGTAAACAACTACCGTTATGGAATCAATCATCATATGATGCTAATGCATTTAAAACTTTATCTGACGAACTTATTAAAAAAAGTGAAGGTTTTGTATTAGATTATAAAGGATCTGCTAAATACAATTCGACAGTATTTAAACCATTAATGGACAGAATAGGTGGTGAACAATCTTTTTACAGTATTTTAGCTAATAATCCTAGATTTTCCAAGATCGAACATATAATTGCAAAAGGGCCACATATGGATTTCTATTGGGATATGAAAAAAAAAGATAGACATAGCCCTAATAATGTTAGATTACTTTTAAACGATAAATTCGATAAGTTTAAAAATACAGCAGAAACAGTTTTATTTGGTAATTCTAAAAATAATTATAGTGGAATAGGTTTAGTAAATCCAGACCCTAAACAACGAATTATTCTTGGTTTGGAAAATCTACCTATGATGAAAAAAGCAAATATATCTCCTGTAGCTCAAAATCAACCTGGAGATCTTGTATTAAAAAAAGCTGGTTCAGGGAAAATTATTGGTAGATTAGGTGAATACTTAGATATACTATATTCTGATGAAGAAGCTTTGATACAAGGTTTAATAGAAAAAGGTATAATAAAAACTACTTATACAAGAGAAAAACCGAAACCAGGTGTTACAAAACTTGAACCTGGTCAAGTTAATGTCAATCTCAGAAAACAAATACCTTATTCAGATTCCAGTATTCAAAAACAATTAACAGATTGGCGTACAAAAATAATTAAAGAACGTATAGAATTAATAGTTGCAGAGGCTCCTAATTTAAAAGGATTAAGTCAAAAGAAAATAAATCAAATTATTAGTAAAGCTTTAATTGATGATATGACATCTTTAAGAGATCAATATCCATTTATTAGTAGTCGATTTGATAGAGCTATAGATAATATTACAAAAGTAGAATTTACCGAACAAGTAGGTGGAGAAACTTTTTATAAGTCTTCATTAAAAACTGGTCCTATAGAACAAGTACCAGCTATTAAAGGAGGTGGTACGCAAAAGAAAGTAACTTTACTTATTGGCAGAAACAGAAGAGGTAGAAACAGAAGAATTGTAGCAAGAGAAGTTACATTACAAGATGGTACTAAAGAATATTATATAAAAGGCTCTACAAAAATTAATAAAGATGGTGAAAGAATCCCTATCTTTGATAAACTATATGATGCAAGCTTAATAAAAGATGTAGAGTATCCATTCCCTAAAGGGGGACCTTTTAATGAAAAAGCAGATCAGTTTAATCCAACTCAATTAAATTGGTTAAACGAGTTATTTGAGGACAGATGAACGATCCCCTCAGTGCCCTCCAGAAGGACTTCAAACTGTTCTTAACTGCCCTTTGGGACCAACTAGACCTACCACCCCCTACAAGGGCTCAGTACGCGATTGCAGACTACTTACAGGACGGTCCTAAACGTCTACAGATCCAAGCATTCCGAGGTGTCGGTAAATCTTGGATTACAGGGGCGTTTGTTCTTTGGACTCTCTTTAACGATAACGAACGTAAAATTATGATTATATCTGCATCTAAAGAACGTGCAGATAACATGTCTATCTTCCTACAAAAACTAATTATTGAAACTCCATGGCTCAGTCATCTCCAACCCAAATCAGACGATTCCAGATGGTCAAGAATAAGCTTCGACGTCGCTTGTTCTCCTCACCAAGCCCCAAGCGTAAAGTCGGTGGGCATAACTGGTCAGCTAACCGGAAGTCGCGCAGATTTAATGATTTTGGACGACATAGAGGTTCCTG